GAGGGTATTTACGCATTGCTGTGCCGAGAGTGTTCCAGTTCTCCTTTGGCTCGGAGAAGCCCATATGCCAACGAATAGCATATCTCTCCATTGGCTTTAACTTGATGTATTCCTCAACCATCATCACGGACTTTTCTCCGTGACCATAAGGAATTTTGTCATCAACCGTGTAAGACGGAACTGTTACCCAATCGAATCTACCATTGCTGTCAGATTTTGTTCCTTTGTCGCTGTATTCCTTCTTGTTCTTCAATTCCGTGCCATAGAAATAACACTTACATAAGTCGTGTAACAAGGCGGCAATAATGAGGCTATCTGAACCAACATCAACCTTGTCTTTCCATAACTCATCATTGAACTTGCTTACAAGGCGGTCATAAACATTCAAAGTGTGTTCAAGAAGTCCACCCTCGTGACAAGAATGGTATCTTGTCGAAGCCGGAGCGGTATAGAAGTCTGACTTACGAATGAACTCCATCAGACTATCCATACCCGCTCTCTCGGTGCTTCTTAACAGACTTTCAAACCGCTCAATATTAGGATTGGTCTGCTCTGCCATAGATTCTGTCCTTTCTATCTTTCAACCAATAATTTGATAAGTTTGTTATGAAGTGGTAACAATCTGTATATTTATGATATTTGCTATCAACCACTCCAACACTTATCTGTTTTATGTTCATTATATCGACTGATGGCACAATCATTACTTTTACAACTTCTTCGTTATTTAACTCTAAAAGCATAAAGAAATCACAAGAATGATTTTTATATCCAAGATTATAAGAATAGTAATCTCCATTTGCGCCATTGTATAAATTGCTTGCTTTAACATCTATTTTTACAGTTCCATTAACAAGCAAATCAAAAGGATGATTTTGCACCATTCTTTCTACCACAAACCCTTTTTCGGAAAGAATATTCTTTGCAACTTCTTCAAATTCTTTACCGGTAGTTGTTTCACATTCTCGGATGGATAAACCCATCATTTCTGCGAGTTTATACCATCCGAATCTTTTAGATATTACATTAGATAAAGCCGTACTTTCGGTAACAGAATTGCACTCTGATTTAGTCGGGAATCTTGATATATTAAGTGTTTTCATTACCGATAAAACTTCTTTCATTATCTTGTCATCAGTCCATTTGATTCCGTGAGAATAACCCATTACTTAAAAGGGCAATTCATCATCTGATTCATCCTCAACAGGAGCATCCTTCTTGGTCTTTGCCTTGGAAGTCTTTGCCGTAGACTTCTTACCACTCTTTGCAGGTGCAGCATCACCGCTGTCGTTGCCATCGGGAATGTCAAATGCAAAAATTGCGTAATTCACATAACCCTTCTTGGCTTCTGCGTTGTAAGGAGTAGTTACCTCACAAGAAGTAATCTGAATTGCAACGCCCTTATCGGTCACATTCAATGTCTGTGCTTTTTCGTGTGCAGAACCAATCAAGCGAACAAAGCCGTCCTGAAAGTCGGTCTCATAACTGCCGTCCTTACGCTTTTTGCTTGTGCTTACCTTGGCAATAGAATAATTGCCCTTGTCCTCAATAGACCAGATTCGTGCGAAACCGCCACGACCCTCGCTGTCTCTCTGTCTGAAACCCATAGTTATTACCTCACTTTACTTTCTTACTGCCAGCAATTTCTTCTTCAAGTTTTCGAGAATTGTGACATCATTGATATTTGAAATCTTGCCGGTGATGAGTTCATCATCCAAGTCAGGATTTGCTTCCTTTTCTGCTTCCTTGCAGAGTTCGATTGACTTCTCCTTTGCCTTATCTGACAATCCAGACTTCTTCTTGGCAAGTTCAGTTACTTCTTCCTGAAGGTCAATCAACTTGGCTGCATCTTCGGGCAAATCTTCACCCTCGTAGATATACAAGCCGAGACCGTGCATTGCACAAGCCTTAACGAGACAACGCTTCATACTCTTGTTAGCATCAACAGAGGTAATGTCTGCTGCGGGAATAGACTTGTTCTTGAAGTCCATAATTGCAAGAACCTCTGTGTGGGTAATGCCACCGATAGTCACGGAAACTTCAACCCAGCCGGTCTTGCCGTCATCGTGCCAGAATCTTGTGTTGCCACCCTCATCCATTACCTGTGGCTTAATCTCGTATGTAGCATCGGGGTACTTCTTCTTAACTTCCGACCAAGCGGATGACCAAGAGAGGTATGAAAGACCGCCCTTTTCCTTGACCTTGCCGGAAACATCTACGCCATTCAGCGTATTAAAAATATCTTTTACTTCGTTTGACATTTCTGTATGTTTCTCCATTCTTAATAGTTTCGTTTTAGTGTTATTCCATATTGTTTGTTTGCTTACTTAAATACAATCAAATTAACCACCGACCTCAAAGTGAAGTATCTATATAAAGTCCCACATATTATGAGGAACGAATTTTAATCATTGCTGTCTTTATATCTCCAAATATAACCAGCCGCAGTTCTCGTGCTTGACTTGCAACTAACTATAATTGAAGTTGGATTTGACAGCCCAACACTTTTGGCTGCTTTGCTAACAGAGCAGTGTTCCGCAATCAGATTTCCGCTAATATCAAACTGTAATACCGACTTCTTCTTAATTGCTGTTTTAGGTTTATAATACGTTGGAGCATCATCTGACTTATATCTCCATTGATAACCACCGGCAGAATTTTGACTGCCGCTTAAACACGCTCGTATCAAGTTCTCACCAATTCCATTTGCATTTGCAGCATCTTTTGTTGAATTGTATTCTTGAACAAATTTACCATCGAAATCATATTGAATTACAGGTTTAACCCTGTTTTTAAAAGCATCCAATCTACCTCTGCGATTGCTTTCTTTCCGAGAATATTTATGATAATTTTGCAGAACATTGATTATTGTATGTTTGTTATATTTTGTTTTCTCAAATATCTCTCCGATTGAAAGTCCATCGTCCCATAGTTTTCTTATCTGCTTTTCATTTACAGTAGGGACTCCCTCACCGCCAGCGGTTAGGTTATATCCGCTTCCAAAGGAATTATAGAATTTAATCCAATATTTCTCTTTGTCAGATAAATTTTCTCTACTGCATTCTTCTATTACTTCAAAAGAGAAGTTTTCAATACCATACTTTCTTATTGCTCTATGAATGGCGGTATCATAAGCATTAGAATTTTTATTGAAACTTTCGCTTTTGTGATTTTGTAGTCTACTCTTAATATCAACGCTTTTGCCTATATAGACTTTGCCGTTGATTAGGTTTTCGATTTTATATATTCCACACATTGTTGTTGGTTAATGAGCGTATAAATCTGCATCGTGCAGCAACATAATATCGTTAAACAACTTATCACCAAGCAACCTTTTATCTTTGTTTAGTACCTTTTCAGATTGCTTCCATTGACAATACGGATGCATATGGTAATAAATCAGATTTGAAATATAGGTCATTTCCTGCTCTGTGAACTGCTTTGCAAAATGAAGATAGAACAAGCATTCGTAAGACCCGTATGAATGATGTTGATAGTAGTGGCAGTTACCGTCCTCAATGCCTCTTGCATTGGTTCTCGTTTTCGTGTGTAACTTGCCATTATCGTGCAACATAGTCGCAATCAAAAGAGGGAAATTGTCGGGACAATGTTCCTGAATATATGTCGCTGCTTTGGTGCAATGGTCGCCAAGAGTTAGTGCGTGATGGCTATTCTCTTGGTCGAACTCATTTGCTACCTTGAAGAAGTCACCGATGGTAAACCTCTCCTTATACTCGTCATCGAGATTAGAAAATATGTATTTGATTTCCTTAAAGCCCTCGCTGTAATGAGGCGGTTGCCAATTCATCTGCATTCGCTTGATAACTTCTACCGGCACTTTGCGGTCACGCTTTTCATTATTCTTCAAGCAAGTTTCGTAAGAAGTCATCATACACAGACAAATCGGAGTGCAAGAGATGTTCTTCAACTCATTCAAGAACTGGATGCGGAGTTTCTTGCTAATATTTGTAGCATCATAGATAACGTCCTTACCAGCAATCAAGTCTGCCTTAATTCTCCTGTGGAGTTCTGTGAACAATTTGTTGTTATCTCCTTGTGTTGCTTCATCGCCAAAGAGTTCTTTTCTTAAACCATCAGAGGAATGAATAACGGGTTTATATTCCTCGTTATCCCCCGAAGTGGTCATAGATTCGGCAAGAGTGCTTTTGCCACTTCCGGGCAAGCCTATGAGCATTGCCATAAGCGGCACATTTGCCTCTAATCGTTTCAATACATTCATTTCCTATACCTCTAATTCGCCATTAAGTAACTGACAATAAAAGTCTGTTTTTATTATCAGTTTTCGCCGTTTTCTACGGCATTTTCACCGCTATTGTCCTCTGAAGGAGCGGGAGTTTCGGCAGTCTGCTCCGCTTTTGCAGATGCTTCGTTCAAGGCTTGCTCAATCTTCTTCTGCTTGTTCCACGGAGTAGAACAGAATTTCTTGACATCTTCAATGCGTTTCATCAACGGCTTTGAACTGTCATTCAACTTGTCAAGGACTACCTTGCTGACAGATAAGATGCCAACGTGCAATCCTCGGTTGTACTGTTCCTTTAACTTCGTTTTGAAAAGTTCTTCCAACTGCTTCTCTTGTTCATCAGTCATAGCCATAGCGAATATCTCCTTTCTTAATTAGTAGTCTCAATAATGAGTTCTTCTGCTTCTTCCATATCAGGAGCATCAGAAGTGTCTTTAATGATTCCTTCAAGACACTTGAAGTTGAAGTTCTTGTGCTTGTAAGCAGTAAAACTTGGTCTGTTGTCGATTCTGACAACTACCCCCTCCCGAATATGGCTTCCACCGATAGGGTCTGCACCGTCGTAGTATTTCTCCACACGAGACATCAAATCTTCCCAAGTGGTATATGTAAATTTCTCAAAGGTAGGAACGCACTTAACGCCCATCTTCTCGCATTCAATAAGAACCTGCTCCCAAGGTACTTCAACAGTAAAGCCGTCCTCATTGGTAAGGGTCATACGATAGACATAACAATCATTCTGACCAACTTCGCAGCCGTAAGAGAACACGGTTTCTGCGCCGTACTGCTTGGAGAACTCCTTATCCTTAATCAACTTATTGGAGCATCTACCCATAATGGTAGTATTCTCATTGACCCAGCCGACAATCTCATAGAAGATTTCTACGCCCTTTGGCAGTCTGTCTCTGAAAAAGTTGTGATACTTCTCTCTGAAAGCATTGCTGCCGTACCAACCGCCATCGCCATAATCTCTCAAAGTAACTCGTCTCGTGCCACTAACAGTCTTATATTGTCTTGTGGTTTTGTCTTTAAGACGGAACACTTTCTTCAACACACGAGGAGGTCTCTTTGTAGTTACCTCAACTGCATTCATAGTTCTTGCGGAAGTTCCGTGCATCTTCAAGGTAATGTAGCAGGTGTCACCCGGCTTAAATGCTCCCTGATTATAAGCAAGTTGTGCAGTGTCGATATGCTCAACAAAGAAAGGATAAGAAACCTTTTCATTTTCGTCCTTACGAGACTTTCTGGTTTTACTTACTCCGGGAGTACCATACTTATTCTGTCTGTTGCTTCTCGGAATGTACTTTCTGCAAATCTCATATCCGTTGAGAGTGGTAATCTGCTCACCATCGGTCAACTTCTCAATGTCGGTGTACTTGCTCAACACTTCGAGAGGAAGAACAAGACCATCGGACTGCTCACCACGAAGTTTAAGAGCCGTGATGTTTCTCTTGTCTGGGTCAAGATAACCGCCGGTATTATTACCTTCAGCATCCTTGACTCTCACAAGATTGTTTTCTTTTGCGAAGTCCTCACCTAACTGACCATCCACAGGGAAATAGATAACTCTCTGTCCTGCCTGATAACTCAAATCGACAATTACGTTATTGCCGAAAATCGTGGCACACTGTAAGCGGTCAGCATTGCTATGCTTTCGCAATTCTCTGATTGTGGTTACATAAGCGCAATACATTTATCTACCTCTTTTCTTCTTATTGGTTTTCTTAATGGGTTTATTTGCAGGTTTCTTAACCGGCTTTCTTGATTTGTTGGTTTTGGTGTTATTCTTGCTTATTTCTTCATCGTCAAAAGTAAAGCGTTTAGGCTTTGTTTCAGAATAACACTTCGGGCATCTATACAATCTGTAAGACTTGCCATCTTCAAATCGCATAACACTTTTCATCAAACTTCTGCAATGCTTACAAAACATATTTAATCCTCCAGCACTAATGATTCTTTATTGGTTTGATGCCACTTGTCTATAAAATCTGCAATTATTCTTAATGTTTCAGGTGTTGAATCTTGTTTGCGCCGATTACATCCCCAACATAATAATGCAACATTGCCTTTAATATAGCCTTTGCTTGAATCTACTCTATCCATTGATGGAGAGTCATCATTAAAATGCCAATCCTCTTTATAACCTAAATCCAATTTCTTGCCACAACATTGGCAATATGGACTTTTTGAAATAAACTCCATCAAACGCTCTGTTGTAAAATAGTCCTCATCAAATTCAAAACCTTTTCTTCTGGAACGTTGTTTCATACTGTTTTTCAACATTCTACATTTGAATTTTAATGGATTCTTTTGTCTACTTTTCGTGATACCTCTATTATGTTGTTCTCTATAAATCTTATCGTAATGTTCTCTACGTTTAGTAAGATAATCCTCATTGCCTCTTTTATATTCACGCATATATTTGTTTTGACATTCTTTGCATACATTTGTATGCCCGTTTTTACATCTTTTATCTAAAACAAAGAGGTCTATATCTTTTTCAACACCACATACTTTGCATTTTCTAATCATCAGGTGCTTCCAGTCCCCACCTATCATATCCGTCTCTTTTAGTTCGAGCATACATCTCCAACTTCTTTAAGTCGGGATAAAGTCGGTTGATAATCTCATATGAAATCTCTGGTTTCTGGCTATGTCTTTGAACCTTTTCCGTGAATACGGTATGTATCTTTCCTCTTTCTTCAAGAGCCACAGGTGGAAGTTTGCCCTTATACATATACAAGAGATATTCGTGTCCGTATCTCACTGTGAATGCTGCTGGAATTCCAGTAACCTTATTCCATA